GCTAAACGCCAAGTGTTTGTTGATAGTGAAAACGAAGACACTATTATCTACGATAAAAGTATGGAAGGTTATCACGATGGTAACAAAGAAGAAGAAGATGTTGCCTTCATTGGTGTTGTTATAGAACACTTTGATGATTTGATGGTTGATGAGTCCATGAACAAAGATGATAGAGCGGTTCTAAATATTATTAACGAAATACTGAAAAACTATCACAAGCTAAATATTTATAATAAGAAACAATTGTATATGTATGTAAGGGAAGCAACTGACCTACCAAGTAGAAAGATAACAAAGTCTATAAAGAAGATAAAAACAAGTTATGTGGTATTAAAAGATGACTTCATCAATTGATTTTTCAAAACTATCTGATGAGGAAGTCGGAAAATTGTTTTTGCAGGCCCTGCAGGTCTATGAAGATCAAATATCTATAATGGATTTTGTTAGAAAAAAAACTACGGAAGTTAGGAATGACATACATGACTTAGAGATTGAACTAACTAAAAGAAATGTACAAATAAAAAGCTTGGAAGAAGAGAATGAATAATCCACCATCAGTAGAGAAAATGTTTTCAAGTGGCAGTTTTGAAGATGATTTATATGGAAATGCATTAGGGTGGAAAACACCAGAGTTATTTATAATTAGTCGTGCTGTTGTAATAAGTGTAAAGTTAGGGCCAGAAATTAGTGATGCAGCTGCATCGACATTTCCACAATTTTCAATCAATGCCAGAGTTATAGGTGAAGATAGTTCATCTGTAACACCAGAAAACGAAGTTCCTAGGTGGTTTTATCCACTCATGCCAAATGCAATTTTTGCTGTTCCAGAAATTGGGGAACAAATTCTAGTGATAAGAGAGACAACAAAACTAAACTCAAGGGGATATTGGATAGGTAGGATAAACGACACAGATGATGTTAGTTTAAAACTGACTAACAACCATAGTGTGCAGACAAACCCAAGTCCAACAGCAAGATATGGTATGCCTTTTGATGTACAAAAAGTAAACTCTAGATCCGAACAACCGTCTGCTGCTAATGGGTCAAAAATGATGCAAATACCTGCGAGTTTAGGCGATGTAGTTGTGCAAGGAAGAAGTGGAAGTTATTTAAGAAACTCATATAACCCACTTTACAATCAAAAACCAGGCGTTTTAGAAATGGGTATTTTAGAATCCAGAGTATACAGACCTTCTGGACTACCTACTCTTGGTTCTACAAAAACAAAAACTGTACATCTTGCCGACACCGTACCTATTGATATAAGTCAATCATTAGAAAAAGAGTCAGTAGATGTTGAATCTTCAGATAAAAGAAATTTTATTTTAAACATAAGTGATGAGACATACAATTTCTCAAGAGCTACCGATGCTGAATCAAAGATGCATCGTTTAGTATTGGGAGAAAAATTAAATAAGTATTTTGAAGACCAAAACTTTCTTATTCAAGGACTTATTAATGTTTCAAAATCATTAGTAACAACATTAGATGATTTATTTAATTCTTACGTTGACCATGAGCATGCTCTACCAGAGATAAACATTGATATACCAGACAAGGAAGTAGTTGATAAACAAGTCGTAAACAGAGGTATAAGATTTGTACCACAGCCCGCTAAAAGAGTTTTTGTTCCGGCGACAAGGGTAAGAGTGCCTGGGTCTGGCGATGTTTTTCAAACAGTTACAGAAACCCCAGCAAACGGGCCTCCTGTGAGGACTCGCAAATTAGTGGCAAGAGGAACGCCAGGTGCTACAGTAACTATACCGTCAAAATTTATAACTGTGCCATCACCACCCAAAGCCGTAAACTTGGGTTATAGAACAGTTGTAAAGAAAAGAAGAATAAAGTTTGATGATATAAGTATTGGAGGCGCAGCGAACCCAAGATTTACTGTGCCAATAGAGACAGATGAAAAAACGGAAAAAGTGCAACAAAATGTTAATAATATTCTGAGTAGATTTGATAAAACAAAACAGCAGTTTAGTTCTCTTCTAACTCAACTTGAGAACAATCTAAGTAAAAGACACTTTATAAACTAAGAGAAAAACAATGGGTGTTAATTTAAAATTCCCTTTGAGGTCTTATCGTAAAGGCTTCTTTGAGATGAACAATACAACAATAGATGCGGTTAGAGAGGATATAAAAATACTTTTATTGACCAAAAAGGGTGAAAGAGTCGTGAATCCAACAATCGGCACTAACATACCTATTCTATTAGGTGAACTTTTTGAACCCATAGAAAAAAAAGAAATGGAAGCAAGAATAGGTGCAGAAATAAGGTCTGCTTTAGAAACGTGGATGCCATTTGTAACAATGGATAAAATTGAAGTTTTTAGCGCGGCTGATGCACCACATGGCACAAACATAAACGAAAATGATATTTTAGTAAGGATGGCCTACACATTACAAAATGCTGGAGGCATTAGAGATTCTATTCAGTTATCATTTCAAAATGCACCGACATAGAGAGTATAAATGAATTATCAATCAACAAGACAAGGCACAAAACAAGTTGCCGATGTCAACTATTTATCCAAAGATTTTGACTCCATAAAATCAGATTTAATAGATTATCTAAGAAGATATTTTCCAGATGATTATCAAGACTTTAATGAGGCATCTGGTGGTATGGCGATACTTGAACTATTAGCATACATAGGCGATTCAATGTCTTTTTACATTGACAGACAAGTAAATGAGGGTTTTATAGAAAGAGCTGTTGAAGAAAAAAATATATTTTCTCTTGCTCAAAATTTAGGATACCAACCAAAGTTTTCGAGACCAGCTGTTGTAAACTTATCACTTAGTGCTGTTTTTGAAACGGCCACATCTGCTGATTCATTATTTACACTAAAGAAGGGTTCAAAAGTTACTACGAATTTTGAGCCATCTGTGCAATTTGAAACTTTAGTGGATGCAGATTTTTCAAGGCCAGAAAACAGAATGGTGGAGAGAATTAGTTCATCACAAACTAGGGTATCTATAACAAGTGTTTCCGCTATTGCTGGGTCAACTAGGACTTTCTCTTATAGAGCTTCTGATGCAGTACCTTTTTTAAAACTAACATTGCCTGATAATAACATAACAGAAGTTGTCTCTATTACATCTTCAGATGGTAAGGAATATTTTCAAGTTGACAATTTAGCTCAAGGAAGTGTTTTTACTGGAAATGTAAATACTACTTCTTCAAGCAGTGACGCAGCAAATGTTCTACAATATAAAAAAATACCATATAGATATACTACCGAAGTAAGCTCAGATGGGACAACATCTGTTATTTTTGGTTCTGGTACAACAGATTTAGAAGATTCAGAAATTATACCAAACCCCGAAGACTATGTATTACCGCCAAGCCTTAGAGGAGCACCATCTGGTTTTGCACCGGCAGTTGTTGATTCATCAAACTTTCTAAAAACAAAAGGTTTAGGGTTTGCACCAAGAGATGTAAACATTGATATAAAATATAGATATGGTGGTGGCAACCAGACCAATGTAGGGCCACGGACATTGAAAACTTTTTCATCAAGAGTAATATCTTTTAATAACTCTAATTTCCTTACAGTATCAGCCTCTGTGGCCAATAGTGTTTTATCAACACTTTCTGTGGAAAATGTTCAACAAGCTACTGGCGGAAGCAATAGAGAAAATAGAACAACCATAAAGCAAAATGCTTTACAATATTTTAATTCTCAAAATAGGGCAGTTACCCTACAAGACTATCAAGTTAGAGTTCTATCTATGCCAACAGAGTTTGGTTCTGTGTTTAGAAGTTATGCACGCAAAGACCCAACGAATGCTTTGGGCGTAGAATTAATAACAATAGCAAGAAATTCTCAAGGTTTTTTAATACCTCCAACGGGTGTATTGAAAAATAACATAGAGACATACGTGCAAAATTTCAAATCTTTTTCCGATACTGTAAAATTAACAGATGGTAAGATTTGTAACATTGGCGTAGATTTTACCATCTTACCAACAGCAGACACCAATTCTAATGATGCACTTGTTGAATGTTTTATTTTGCTTAGAAGGTTATTTATTGCAGAAAACACAAATTTTGGTTCTACTCTTGTAGTGCCTAATTATGTGTCAAGATTACAAGCACTACAAAAGGTAAGGTCAGTTGTAGACTTTAAATTTACAAACATAAACACAAATCAAGACAGCAGAACCTATTCCGCTTATGATTTTGATATTCAAGCAAATACA